ATGACAAAATCAGAAAAAAGAATGTGGCTCACCAACATCGAGAATGCCGGTGATGCTGTGGTAGCCGAGTATGGTTCTGAAGTAGTCCAATCTGTATTCCAGCGTTACGACGCTCATGGAACATACGATTTAAGCCCTTGCTACTACAGTGAAGTTTTCGCTGATTTGGAGCTTATCGCAAACGACAACTAAAACAAAACGCCCTGAGCAAGGCGTAAAACTACTTTCTTGATCCTCAGCTCACCATCTTCGTGGCCACGTGGTGTGTTCGTAGTTGATGAACAAGAGAACATTATCAATAGAGTGCCAGCTTACGAACGGCTGGTCACCGGAAAGAAGCGGAGTTATCCGCACGAGGTGACCATCTTATGAAAAACACTGGCAGCCATATCGGTTATCTCCGCTTCGGTTCAAATGCCGAAAGGAGAAAATCGAATGGCAATCAAAGTAAATCAGAGTAAACAGTATCGTATCTACATCAAGGGATCTAAAAGCTGGGTGGATGTTAATAAGGAGTTCTACACGAACTACTATCGTGACATCAATGCCTACCGCAAACGTCAGCAGGAGCATGGCCGTTGTGTCTGCCCTGCAAGCAAACGCTATTTATGCGACATGGACTGTATGACCTGTCCATATGCCAAGGCTGGCGACCAGCTTTCTCTCGATAATACCGTAAGCGACGGTGAAGGAAATGAAAAGAGCTGGCTTGATGACATGCCGGATGAATCCGCAGCTATCGCTGAATTAATGGAGGATGCAGAACTTCTTCGTGCCCTCTATGCAAAGCTGAATGAGCTGGACCCGGAAGGTCGTCTTATCTGCCAGCTTATCATGGAAGGAAAATCTGAGCGTGACTGCGGCAAGGAAATGGGGCTCTCCCGTAATACCTTTGTATACCGCAGGGACAAGCTACTCCAGAAGCTTCGCTCAGATCTGAAAGATTACATCTAATTTGAATGGTCGTCCTCTGATATTTCAGGGGACGATTTTTCTTTTCAAAAAACTTTCTATAATTTTTCGGCCAAACGACCATCTCACCTCCATTGAGTAGTGTAAGGCGAAACAAAGCGACCTACAGAAAGCGAGGTGAACACCGTGAATCAGACCTTTCACAACAGAAGCGATACTGACGCAGAAGTAATTGCTACCCTCACGGCAATCAGTCAGGTATCCGCAAGAATGGCGAAGAATCTCAGACTTATCGCCATACACAGACAATCCAAGGAAGGAGGAACAACAAATGTCAAAAATGAACGATATGGCTATGACTATCGAAGAACTGAGAAATGCTGCCGCTGCTATTAACGATGCGGCAAACTGGCTTGCACAGCAGTTTTCATCCGATATTCAGCAGCAAATAGAAAATATTGCTGCTAATAAAGAGGAGAAAGCGAAACCTGCACTGACACTTGAGGAGGTTCGAGCTGTTCTGGCTGACAAATCTCGTGCTGGACATACGGCTGAGATTCGAGAGCTTCTAAAAAAATATGGTGCAAGCAAGCTGTCACTCGTAGATCCAAAACATTATGAAGCCCTGCTCAGGGAAGCGGAGGTGCTCTAATATGCCACCAAAAGGACATGCACTCCTCTCCGCATCCTCTTCTGACCGATGGCTTCACTGTCCACCGTCGGCAAGGCTCTGCGAAGCCTACGAGGATAAAGGTAGTGATTATGCTGCAGAAGGTACCGACGCACACGCTCTTTGTGAGTACAAGCTCCGTAAAGCTCTCGGCATGGAAGCTACTGATCCAACCAAAAGTCTCGACTGGTACAACGCCGAAATGGAAGATTGTGCCACAGGGTACGCCAGCTTTATTATGGAGCTTTTGGAAGATGCCAAGCAGACCTGCTCCGATCCAGTTGTTCTGATTGAACAGCGAGTGGACTTCTCCCGTTGGGTAGAACAAGGCTTCGGAACCTCAGATGCTATTCTCATCAGCGATGGAACTATGCATGTGATTGACTACAAACACGGTCTTGGAATCCTTGTTTCCGCTGAAGACAATCCACAGATGAAATGCTACGCTCTTGGCGCTCTGGAACTTTTCGATGATATTTATGACATCGATACGGTCAGCATGACCATCTACCAGCCCAGGCGTCAGAACGTTTCTACCTATGAAGTCAGCAAGGATGACCTGTATCAGTGGGCCGATGAAGTTCTGAAACCTACCGCTGACCTCGCCTTTGCCGGTGATGGAAATTTCCTGTGCGGTGAATGGTGCGGATTCTGCAAGGCAAAGCATGAATGCAGGGCCAGAGCGGAAGCCAATCTTCTACTCGCACAGCACGATTTCAAACTACCACCTCTGCTGGAGGATTCGGAAATCGAAGTTATCCTTTCCCGTGCCGATGAACTGGTCTCCTGGGCCAACGACATCAAGGAGTATGCACTTCAGCAGGCAATCAGCGGTAAAGAATGGACAGGCTGGAAACTGGTCGAGGGGCGCTCCAACCGCAGATATACCAACGAAGACGCTGTATCAAAGGCTGTCGAAGCCGCTGGTTTTGACCCTTATGAAAAGAAGCTACTTGGTATCACTGCCATGCAGAAGCTACTCGGAAAATCTCGTTTTGAAGATCTCCTTGAAGCCTATATTGAAAAGCCACAAGGCAAACCTACTCTTGTGCCGGAAAGCGATAAGCGCCCGGCAATGAACACAGCAAAAAATGATTTTATGGAGGAATATGACAATGAGTAAAAATGTAAAAATGACAAATCCCATGAAGGTTATCACTGGTCCTAACACACGTTGGAGCTATGCCAACGTCTGGGAACCTAAGTCCATCAACGGTGGCACTCCGAAATATAGTGTCAGCCTGATTATCCCAAAGTCCGACACAAAGACTGTTGCAAAGATTGAAGCTGCTATCGAGGCTGCATACCGTGAAGGTGAAGCAAAGCTCAAGGGCAATGGTAAGTCCGTACCTGCTCTTTCCGTACTTAAAACGCCACTTCGTGATGGAGATCTTGAAAGACCAGACGATCCTGCATATGCTGGCAGCTACTTTGTGAATGCCAATGCAACCTCTGCACCGGGTATCGTAGATGCAGACCGTAATCCTATTCTCACTCGTTCTGAGGTTTACTCTGGAGTCTACGGTCGTGCCAGCATCAGTTTTTACGCTTTCAACAGCTCTGGCAATAAAGGCATCGCCTGCGGCCTTAACAATCTGCAGAAGATTCGTGATGGCGAGCCTCTTGGCGGTAAGGCATCTGCTGAATCTGACTTTGCAACTGATGACGACGATGATGATTTTCTTGACTAATGGAGGTAGCAAACTATGGAGACAATCATGATTAGCACAATTCTTGTAAACATCTGTATCGGCTGCTTCGCTTGCGTCGGTCTTACTACTGCAATCTCTATGATTCAGAGTATCATCAACGACCATAAACGCGAAAAGCGTGAGCAGGAAAAAGACAAGCGCGACCTCGAATACCACGAAAAGCGCATGAAAGACTTTAAGTAATCTATCAACCTGCTGGCGGTAGGCTCATTGCCGCCAGCACATTTTCTGACAAAAGGAGACAACCTATGAATGAATTTGCAGAAATCTTAAATCTATTTATTGCTAATGTCATCGCCTATACCTTTTTTGTGGCAGTATATGGCTTCATCATCTACAACGTAGGGAAAATCATTCTTTACCTTGTTCGTTATGCGGTATACCACATTCGCCGTGACATCAATAAATATAAATCCAATAAAGATAAACAGTAACACGGCAGGCGGCAGGGATTTCTCTGCTGCCTGTTTTGTAGAAAGGACAATCTCATGAAAACATTTAGTATCGATATTGAAACCTACAGCGATGTTCCACTTCAGAAAACTGGAGTATATCGCTATGTAGAGTCACCTGATTTTGAAATCTTACTCTTTGCCTACAGTGTAGATAACCAGCCCGTTCAGGTCATTGATCTTGCCTGCGGAGAACAAATTCCAAAAGAAATCCTTCTTGCTCTAGAGGATGAATGTGTCATCAAGTGGGCCTTCAACGCTACCTTTGAACGCATCTGTCTTTCTCGTTTCTTAGGTTATCCGACCGGAGAATATCTGAAACCGGAAAGCTGGCGTTGCTCTATGATATGGTCCGCCACGATGGGGCTTCCACTCTCCTTGGAAGGTGTCACGAATCAAAAAGCGCTTTGATGTAAGAGAAATAAAGTCCAGCAAGGACATCACCGACTGGAATGCTGGAAAGATACCAGTCGAAGTCATTCATCCTGCATCTGCTGGTCATGGACTCAAACTACAGGCTGGCGGCTCCACCCTTATCTGGTTTGGGCTGACATGGTCACTGGAATTATATCAGCAGACCAACGCCCGACTTTGGAGACAGGGCCAAGCCTCCGGAACCGTGGTGATAGAGCATATCATCACAAAAAGAAAGTACAAATCAACCACAATCGTTTTCTTGGATACACGAAAGACGCGGACGGCAACCTCATCATCGATCCAGAACAGGCAGAAATCGTAAAGCGCATTTATCGAGAATATTTAGAAGGTCTCAGTATGGACAAGATTGCTGCAGGCCTAGAGCGTGACGGTATCCTTACCGGTGCCGGAGGAAAAAAGTGGCACACAAGCACCATCAACAAAATTCTCCGTAACGAGAAGTACATCGGTGATGCTCTGCTCCAAAAGACCTACACCACCGACTTTCTAAACAAGACCAGAGTTAAAAATAACGGGCTTGTTCCACAATACTATGTAGAAGGCGACCACGAAGCCATTATTCCGAAGGACATTTACCTGCAGGTACAGGAAGAACTTGTCCGCAGACGAGTGGTAAAAACCAGTGCCAATGGCAAAAAACGAAGCTATAGCTGCAACCACTGCTTCTCACAAATCGTCATCTGCGGTGAATGCGGTGAAATGTTCCGAAGGCTCCACTGAAACAACCGAGGAGTCAAGTCCATTGTCTGGCGCTGCATCAGCAGGCTGGAATCCACCGGACTTGAATGCCTCGCTCGGACCATCAATGAGCTAGTTCTTCAGGATGCTGTTGTTAAAGCCATCAATCAAATGCTTGGTGACAAAAGCAATTATCAGGCACAGCTCCAGCTTAACATTGCCACAGTTATCCGAGCTTCACAGGCAACAGCCATTGACAGCATTGACGAGAAGCTAATGGCTCTACAACAAGAGTTAATCCAGAAAGCCAACAGCAAAGAGGATTACGACGAAATAGCGGATGAGATCTTCAGACTCCGAGAACTTCGCCAGAAAACCACTGTCGATACCGCCGCAAGGGATGAACAGATAAAAAGAATTAACGACTTGCAGGATTAA